TTTAGCCGTGTCCGCATTCGACCATCAAGCAACATCTGTCTCTTTGTTGTATCGTACTAAAAGATGGCTGTTTAAACGCAGCGTATTTAAAGGACATACAAACTGGCTCTTAAATCGATTTATGATGAAATTAGGACAAAAATTATCATTAACATTGTTTGTGGCTTTATTAGGAACACTTTATTACACAATTGTCTATTTAAGAAAAGTATTTATAGTCAAACCCATTTTTCCTTTCGCACGTATCACCAGAAAAAATTTAGTTATCAATGATAAAATTATTAAATATTCCTATCTAAAAAAAATTCATTATAATCAACACACAAAATTTAATATTAATACAAAAAAACAAATTGTTACATCAATTGATGGAGCACAACTTGGAAAACAACTTGGAAAACAACTTGGAAAAGAATATCCATACGACTTATGTATTTTGGCAACTGGATTTCAATCCAATATTCCATTCATGAAAATGAAATCAATTCCTTATTTATACAAACGTATTATTCATCCAGACATAAAACATTGCTGTTTTATTGGGTTCAGTGCCTCCTTCAATTGGATACAAGTTTCCGAATTCCAAATCCAATGGTATCTTCTATATTTGGAAAATTTAGAAAAAGGTAACGGTATTCAACCATCTCGAGATGAAATGTACCAATATATTCGCAACGAAATTCTTAAAAATAACCAAATGAATTTTGACTACCACGATTTAGCCGTTCGCGCTTTCGAATATTGTGATGAATTATCATTGGATCTTGGTAAAAAAAATAAATATTCACCTTATAATTATAAATATTGGCTATATCCACCTGAACCTGATTTATGGTCCTAAATAATCAATTGTCTCATTGGAAAATTAACGCTGGAATTCTCGTAACATAACAATTTATGTCTGTATATAAAAGATGGACATGCCATGCTGGATTTATTTATTAATGATAATTAACTAACTAAATGATCAATAAATCTAATGACAAATTGTGGCATTTTATTATTTTCTCACCACGATCAACACGATATGTAAAGTAAACATGAAAAAACATTCTTTTTTTGATTCAATTACTATTAAATAAACACATTTTTTTAATAAAAAAATAATCAATTTTATATTTATACATCGTTTTTTTTTTTAAACTCTGGTAAATGAGTCGTTCGTGGATACATAAATCCACCTGTCTTTTGTGGACCTTTTGCAAATTTAACATTCGCCATAACTGGTTTTTTTAATTTACTGCGACTATTTGTTTTACCACCATTGGGATTGTAAGGTGCCTTTGTTACAAATGGATTATAATCTGATCGGACCATCTTAGAAGTTACTTTTATTCCACTGAGATTTGGACCAAACAAATTTATTTTTTTATTTTTACCTGGTTGTCCTGGTTGTCCTGGTTGTCCTTGTTGTCCTTTTTTTTGTTCATTGGGTTGTTCATTGGGTTGTTCATTAACTTGTTCTTGTTTCACCAGTTCTGGTGGAGGTGGAGGTGGATGAGCGAATTTGCGAAAATGTTTTTTATTTTTTTCCTTAACTTCACATTTTGGATAAAATCGACATACTGGTTTTCCTGTGATATACTTTTCTCCTGCTCGATATCGCCGTTTCATATTATACACAAAATTAAAATAAAAAATAAAGTTTGTATTAATAATTTAAACAAAATCAAATTTTTATATTATCGATAAATTTTCGCGAATTTATCGATAATATAAAAATTTGATTTTTTTTAATAATGTTTTTAGTACAGTAATACTTGTTTTTGTTTATTAAATCCAACCACAACCAACATGAATACTGACAAAAATCTATTGAATCCATGGATTATTACGTTGTTAACCTTTTTTGTGGTTTTATACGGAACACCCATTGTTCTATCTTTTATCCAAATTGTCAGAATAAGTCGATTTGCCCACCAACATAAAAAAAATATGAATTTACCACAAGCATCCTATGACAATGAAAGTCGTCGTCCTTATTCATATTTTAGTACAAGAAACGATAAAATTCGATGTATGGATTATTGTCAATTTTACGCTTATGTTATCATGGTGATTGGTTTTTCTATTGGAGGAGCATATTTCTGCTGGGTTTTTGATTTATATAGTTACATTATTGATATTGCTTATATTCCAACAAATGCAACTGTAACCAAATATGAATATAAAGATGATTGTGACTGGTATAATTTTGACTATTTCGCCCAAAATAAAACTATTCATGCCAAAAATTATGAATGTTGTGATATATTCACTCCTGCTTATTCAAAGGGTGATTCTTTAATGGTCTATTATGACCAATATGATGATAAAACTGTATATTTTTATCAATATATTGGATTAACTATTGGCTATCAATGTCTTATTTACATTCATATCACTGGATTTATCATACGCTCATTTATGTATTTTGACGTTTTAAAAAAAAAATATCTCAAATTACTCAAAGAACACCAGCCTGATTTTGATGAGACATCATCTTCAACAATGGCAATTGCAGTTAATAATTTCGCCAATTATAAAGAATTACCGGAAGCACCTTTGTCATCGACAACAACCAATGAATCTAAAACCTAATTTTTGTATCTTAATTTTTTGTCCTAATTTTATGGCTTATTCTTGTAACTTATTTTTGTAACTTATTCTTGTAACATTTTAAAATCCTCCCGCAAAAACATTAATTTGGTTTTTTTTTCGTCACTGTGAATAGATGCGCCAAAAATCATTTTAACATTTTCAAAAAATATTTGACTTTTTTGTAGTTTCTGAAACAAAACATACTTTCTTGAATTTCCTATCATATCTTTATACATCCTCATTTTTTGCTCAGCATTACTTATTTCTTGATGAATTTTCCAATCTTCTTTTAACGAACATTTGGCCTGTTTCATGTCTTTCAATCGCCGCCGCTTTGATTTTACCAATTCATTATATTGATCATAAAGTGTATGTGGATCCAAAGCATTTTCATATTCTTCCTCGAGTTTCCAAATAAACTTACTGATTTCTTGTTTAAATTGAATAACCTGTGCGTTTTGTGCCTCTTGTGCCTCTTTTTCCTTTAGTTTTTTTTCCTCCTTATGGTATGCCCTCGTGTTTATTTTTTTCATATATTGACAAAATGTGTCGATGTATCAATTAAAATGTATAGTGATAACCCAGTAAAAATAATATAAAAAAAAATCAAATTTTTTTATTAAAAAAAATATTTTTATTTAAAATTCAAACTAGTCAAAAAAAACCATAAAAGAAATTAAGAAGCCAAAAGACATGAATACATAAATGTACTAAATGGTATTGCGTACCCACCATACAATTTTCCATATTTCCATCCAAAATAAATTCCTGTTGGCATAGTTACCATACAAACTGGTCCCAATAAACTGAGTAGTCCAAAAAAGTTGTTCAAATCATTTGAAAAAAATCCAACAGACATTGCTCCATATGACATCGCATAAGCTGGAATATAAGCACCCAAATACATTCCGGCAATTCCAAATCCAATTCCATTGTAGTATTTACAAAATTTCTGAAATCCGGTTAGTTCCAATGGCTCCAATAGTTTCTTTCTCTCCTCTTCCTCATTTCTTTCTTCCCTGTTTGTTATTTTCGGACTTTTATTTTCAGTTTTAGGAACAATTGATGACAAATATCTTGGGTGAAACTTGTGGTATTGGAACTTATTTTTTAAACAAATTCGTGTTACATGTCGTATTTTAAGCATTGTGTTGATGGTTAAAAAATTATTAAAATAAACTATAAAATTATAATAAAAGATTACAATAAAAATCAAATTTAATTTTTTATCCTATTTCTCAACTACATGACAATGTTCTATTTCATAATGGACTGGAGATAGCATAAATAAAAATTGCGTATAATCATTTGTCGATATATTTTTCAACCCCAAATTATTCATTTCTTCCAAAAGTAAATCACTATTTTTAACAACCATTGTTTCAATTTTATCCATATATGTATATAACAATACTTCATTCGATTTATTTTTTAAAACCAGTTTATCATTAAATCCACATCCAGAATGCACATATTTATATATTATCGATTCCTTATATTTAATTGATCGATAATTATAAATCTTGTCCTCTTTTTTATCATAATGTTCACGATCAATTATCGAAAAATCATTTAATATTTTTTGTAATTTCTCAATGGTTGATAATTTTACATTTTCCCAACATAATCGATCGTTATCACCATTATCATTATTTTCCTGTTCATATTGATAATCATTTACAATTAAGTGATTTAATTGTTTTCCAGTGAATCCAGCATTTTCATACATTAATTTAATATCATTGTTTTTTTCAATAATTTTAAGTTTCGTTTCACAATGTGCATTTAATATATTTTTACATTCCCCTAACGATTTTCCCATTTTTGCCTTTTTAATAACAATTCAACCAATTTTTAAATTAATTTTTCAATTTTATTTAATAATTCAACAGACTATTTTTTCTTTTAAATTTAATTTTCAGTGAAATTTTTAATTTTGATATTTTTCAACTAAAAATAATAAAATATAAAATAAAAAACGTAAAATGCCTCGACAGAATAAAAATAAATCACAAAACAAATTATTAAAAAAAAAAGAAAAAAGTAAATCACCAAAAGAAGAGGAATTTGATCCTGAACAAGAACTAAGAAGAGCAGCAGAAGAATTAGGATATACTGTAACCCACATTGAACTAAATGACGAATCAAAAAAGAAATCACATGAAAAACATAACGCCTACTTCAAACGATGCCATAAACGCTATAAAAAACTTATAGAAGATTCAATTTTTGCAACGGGTATTTCCAAAAAAAATATACTACAAATGTGTTCATGGGAAAATAATATTGCGTTTGAAATTGATACTACAAATCCCAATTCTCTCAAAAAAAAGAAAACCATCCAAGTGGAATTACAAACATGTTTGCAATCCAGTGGTGGTCATCATAAATCACTTGGGAATGTGTCATTTCCTTTAAAATCAACTACTTTGGCAAATATTCAAGAAAAAATAGAGGAATTAATGGGGTCTAAATTAGTGACCGAATCTGTATCAAATCAACTGCAATATCATACAGTAAAAACATATCGTGTGTTCAACTCCAAAGAAAATAGTTGGTCTTGGAGACATAGAGAATATAATGGTGTTTTTCTAGATAAATCTATTAAAATAAAGACATATCTAAAAAATGGAGATATTGTAGTTTTAAAAGATTGAACATATTTTATAACTTTGATTATTCTTCATTTACCGCTAAGGCAGATGGCATTGCTGGTGCTTCTGCTGCTTCTCTTGATTCTTCTACTGCTTCTATAGATAAAGTATCGGGTGGTGCTGATTTATCTAGTTTACGCTGAAGACTCTCTGTCACTTGGGTTTGAAATATTTTTGACGCTGCCATAAAAGCTTGGAATTGGTCCAATTTTGATGGATCAGGTAATGTATATAAATTTGGAGCAATAACAATTGATAAATTAGAAGGAGTCATTTTATTTGTTTCACTGTTTCTCATTACCCATATACATAATTGATAAAATTTATTTATAAATCCTTGTAATAATTTTCCAAAATCGGTTTCTTCGTCTGTTTGAAGTGCCACAATAATATCACCAGAATTATTCAATTTAATTTTGTTATCTTTTTTTAAAATTCGTAAAATTCGCTTAATTAATGTTGCTTTGTCATGTGGAGATAATTCACTACCTGAAATATCACCATTGGTCATACTTTCTTCAGCTTCATTTATAACATCATTTTCTCCAGCTAATCTAAAAATACCCGTTTTCATATATTCCTCTTCACGAATAACACTGTCAATAAGCTTTATTCCATTATTTAATATATTTTCATGTTGTTCCTGATTAAATCCAGTTGTAATAGGTTTCGAAATAAGCATTTTTATTTCATCTTTTACTGTTGGTTCTCCGCTCCATAGACCAACCACTGTACCTGCTTTGTTACCTAAATTTTTAGCCCCAGTCACAGCAGCACTAAACGCACTTGTAACACTACGCCACACACCACCACGTTGATAATACATGATATAGTTTCTTAAAATCTGTCGACCAACGCGCCCATTAACATTGACTTTTCGTCCTGTCATTGGATTCACAATTTTTAAATACATTTTTGTTTTTGCCATTCTTGGATATCTATATAATACAATTGGATTTTATTCTACTTTCATGTTTATCTAATAAAAAAAGAATTTAGAGATAATATTTCATTAATTTATTATATTTTATTATTTTTTTTCAAAATGAGCAAAAATTATATACCAATTTTCCATGGAACTCTACCAGAAATCATAGAAATCTGTGGTTTACATCAAAATGATAATAATTCATCATCATTTAATTATGATTTTTATATTCAAATTGAAGGTTATATAACGCCATTTTTTGAAGAAGGACAAAAAACTATATTTGGTAAAAAAGTGGATTGTGATGAAACATGTCAATTTATATTTACTATAAAAAATACTATAAAAAATGATGAGGAAGAAAATGAAGTCACCCATCCCGTGACAATACAAATTATTGATCAAAAATCTAATAAATTTTTCAAATATCCATATATCGCATGTTTTCATGATGGAAAATTATTTTTCGAATGGACATCCACTAAAAATAATGAAAATTTATATGGAAGTACACGGACAGCATTCGATTTTTCATCATTAAATTCTATATCATTTTCCATTCCATGCATATTATATAAATGCAAATTTTCGCAAGGAACAATATATCAGATTTATTGATTATTTTAATCAATAAATAATTTGATTCTGAATTTTGATTTTAAACGTAATTAACTACAATTACTATACCAAGATAATGTTTTTACGCGAATTTATTCAACATGTATTACCATTAAAACGTGACCAAATTACGTTTTTCCAATGTTACCAAAATATAATAGATGGGAAAAATGAAGAAGAAACCATTAATTTATGGTGTGGGTCAGAAAAAACCATTAATCAAATAATGAAACTCATCAATAAAAAAATTAATCCATTTAATTGTCAATGTCAAACGATTTTCAACATAACTAAACACTATAATTTAAATATTTATAACATGTGTATTCCAATATCAGACAAACAGTCAAAAGAACAATTCAAAACTCCAAATAATGTTCTATATTTTCATAATATACCCAGATACTATAACAGTAATAAGAATGTAGGTTTATTAAAAGAATTATGTTCAAATGATATAATACAACTCAGACCAACATACCCTCATTACCCTCATTATATTGATAAATCCGTTTCTCGTTATACTCACAAAATGCCCATTGTCATTCTACATATTGATAATTTTCATGATTATAGTTTAATCGCAAATGACATGCCTTTTTGGAGACGTGTCGTTCCCTTAAAATTCCATAAAACTAATTTTAAATTGGATATATCTTCAATGGGTAATAGCAATTGCAAATTGGATTTTCTTGACAGGGAATTACAATTAGAAAAATCCTCGAAATCCTCGAGATCCTTGTCATATGAAACCAAAATGAAATATTTGTATTATTTGGTACATAATTTTATTCAGCAAAATTTACATTCTTCTCATTCTTCTAATCGAACCATTATGCTCAATGAATTAAAAAATATCAATAATAAAAAAAATTTGTACAATTTAAAAAATAACGTTCATCATTCTTTAAATTGTATCGTTTTTCATAATTTGTACTCATTTTATAAACATAGGTGTTTTCTCAATAATTTTCGACAAGATTTGCAAAAAAATGTGTACCATTATTTTGAAAATATCTATTTAACACTCAAATATTATTATATCACTAAAATCACCAATAAATATTGTATCCCTCTTGAATTTAATGTTCAAATTATGAAATGTCTAACAGAATTATGAGTTTGTAGGTTTTTTGGTTTGTTGATTGGGATTTAGATTACACATAATCATATTGTGGTAATTTCCTTTGTATCTAAATTTTTTATATATAAATCTCCCAAAATAAACAAACTATCAATTCCACCATTGTCATCCAGCGTTTTTTGATTATTAACATATTCCATGTATTTTTTATTATCTGGATTTTTATTACCAATACTTATATGAAACGTAAATGGATGTTGCGTTTCTAAATATCTGCGGTATGTAAAATTTTTACACAACTCATTAAGTTTATCCAAACCGTCTGAATCTTGGTTATGTTGGGTATCAAGCAGATCCAATAAACAGGTTTTTATCATATTGGGTTCCCCTTTTGGACCGTCTAAATATTTATCACCAAGAATACGAACAAATTTATTTTTTAGATTTAGATTTTTTAATTCATTCATAATTGTTTGTAAAGTTTTTTCATCAGTGTCATGTCGAAATAACACTGTTGTATGTAATCCAGTTGGTTCTTTTTTTGATGTTAAGAGTTTATAAGCTGCGTAATAACTATGCGTTGTCATGATTTATTATTATAAATTGATTATAAACTTTAAATCAAAATAAAATCAAAAAATCAAAAAAAAAAAATTTGATTTATTTTTTATAAATAATTACAATTGCAATTACTCAAACTACAAACTACTAACTACTAACCATCTACAAAAATGGCAATACTTTATGTTTGTATCGCAATGGGATTTGGAGTCGGATTGGCCCACTTTATCGACTCGATTGATGAATTAGACAAAGATGAAAAAAGCTATTATTTTGCCAAGGTGGTCTTTTAAGGCGCCTCTTAAACAGATGACAAACCATTACAATCTAAACAACGAATGATTTTAAATTTATTATTCGATGTTGGTTCCTTTTTCGTATGTAAACTATCACATTGTTGACATTGAACCATTTTATCTTTAAATTTATCAACTAATTTTTTTATAAATGACTCTGCCATATTTCTTTTTTTCTTTACATTAAGACGTAAACTTGTATCCGCAATATCCACACTTATCGAACATTCTACTTCAATAAATTTTTTCAAATCATCCAAACTGCGATTTAATACCCCAACCACTTCACTCGCATTCAATAATGAAACTTTATTTGATGTGGATTCCACTTCATTATTTGGCATTGAAATCTCGGTTTTTGTATAAGAACCATACTCATTATCCAAAAAGTTTTCAACCGCTTTATCCGTTGATACCACTGGTAATGTCAACTCTGGATCAGGTTTTTTCAACACATAATCATTTTCCTGTAACAAACCACTGTTTCCTCCTTCGCCTTCTTCTTCAAACTGAACTGTTCCATAACCCAATAATCGGAATTTTGGTGTAAATAAAATCACTTGCTGTTTTTGAAATACTTTACAAATAGGACGTGTCAATTCCACCGATATAAATTTTTTTATTGTTTTGTCTTTTTTGTCTCTTTTCAATACCATATCCAATATTTTTCCATTAATCAAAGAAGTATAAAATTGAAGCTTAATTCCCAAAGCCAACTCCTTCTTCAAATCCACTCCCTTCTGTTTAATCAACATTAAATTTATAATACGACAACGATTAACTAATTCAAATGGTTCTTTTGAAACCATCATACCAACCATTTTATTCGCAGCAGTCAATTGTGGATCCACCGTTAACCCCAACGCAACACATCCACCCGGTTTCGCCGTTTTCAAAAATGCCTTTTCTGAACGAATCGACGCGACATATGTCTCAAATGGCTGATACGTCTCAATTGTTGTACCATAACCAGGCAATATAAATAGTTTATCACCCAATTGGAATTGTCCACTGATTCCCATAACACCTGCAACACCACCTGTCAATTTTTTTTTTCCACTTTTATTTGAATCAAATGAACGAATAATTGGAAAAACAGTCTTTCCTCCATGTCGCTCTATCGTTTGTAACTGCGATAACCACGTGGTGACTTTATCAAAACCATACTGATTAATTGCCGAGACTGGATAAATTAAAGCATTGTCCGCAATCGTTCCACGTAATTCATGTCGTAATTTCGTGATGACATCCGGTAATTTATCACCAACTAATTCTGATTTATTTAAAAGAACAAGGACACGTGATGAATCATTGAATCCAGCCGCCGCACACATTAACAAATGCTGAAGTGTTTGTGCCTGACATCCCTCTGTAGCAGATACCAATAAAATTATATAATCTGTACCCTTTACCCCTGATACCGCGTTTTTCATAAAAGACGCATGACCTGGACAATCCATTATATTCATATGATTGAGAATTTTAAGTGGAGGCTGATTTGGACATTGCAAACAAATCAATTCAGTTGGGTCGTGTGATTGTTGAATGGATGGTTGTTTACATGTAGGGCACATACACACCAAAAATGTCGCATAACCCAAATCCTTTGTCGATAACGTCTTCATCTCAAATGAACTTGATAATGTCATTTTACCACTGAGTAATTTTGTCACTGTGGTTTTTCCCGCAGAAACATGCCCTATCAATATCAAGTTGGAATTTGGTTGATTCAATAATTGATAATTGAGATTATTGAGAGCATGATCCACGATATTTTGGTCCTGAATTTCAAGCTCATATGTGTCGTTTTTAATTGAATCAATGTATTGAATAAATTTTTGTTGACATTCCTTGAGAAAATTGATTGCGCGTGTTTTAATTTTACTTTGGACTGAAAGTGTATAATGACTTGAGTCATAGGAACATTTGAATTTTTTATCACCCTTTAATGTCGGAATCGTTTTCATATGTTCCAGTGCTTTATTAATAATATTAATGGCATAATTATGATTCAATATATAGACAAACGTATGTGAAACTGGTTCTGGGTTTTTGGCAGAATAAAATTTATTGGCCAATTTGGTGTTTTCTTCATCCGTCAATTCAAATACTCCATATGTTGTTATGGGCTGCTTTGTCAAATAATCATGGAATCCTGCTTCGAAAAATGAATACGGATCTTCAATTTCATCATAAATAGTGGTAAAAATATCTTGTAATTTATCCAATGGAAATGCCATTTGAGCAAGCGTTTTACGAATGCTGTCATACATTCGATAACTTTCAACATATTCAGCAGCTTCTTTGTTACTGAGACGTTTTCTTGACAGTTCAATGATTTTTTTATCAAAATCAATGTTGGAAATATACACTGGTAACAATCCACAAGTTTGCTTTAAACGTGATTCACTCATAATTTGATGAATTTTTTCACGCTTTCGTCTCTTAATATTAGAGGCAATCATTATGGCCTCCCATGTCGGAAATTCCGCACAAATTCCTTCATAAAGTGAGGCACTACTCTTTTTAAAATTGGGGATAAATCCAGTAAAACAGTTAACATATGGTTCAAACCAATCATCTTTCAAAAATTGTTTTTTTGTAGCAGCAAAATCCATGAGTTTAATAGTAGACTATTGTTTTAAATCATTTCATTATTTCTTTTATAAAAATCAAAATTTATTTTTTTTGTTTTTAATATTTTTATTCAAATAAAAAAAATAAATTATAATTAATGAATGGAATAATTGATTGATGGACGGATGAAATGAATGGATGGGATGGATGAAATGAATAGATGGGATGGATGGATGGATGGGATGAATGGATGGGATGGATGGATAGTTACAAATCATAAAATCTTCATGTTTTTATATCACTGAGCATTTTAGATACACCAGGTTTATGGTCGACGATAATAACGGTGTTTTTTGTGATATACAATTTTGTTGATTTTCATTTAAAAATAATGTGGAAATGTGAAATAAATGGATATTATTGTAAATTATAATTTTTATAAAGAATACAAGTCAGACTTATTGGATTGTAGATGGATAGATGGATAGATGGATAGATGGATAGATAGATAGGTCACGGTTCATAAAATCTTGGTATTTGATCATTTAATTACATAATATGAATACCATGTTTATGGTCTATGGAAAATAACGGTAATTTTGAATTTTAAATTTTGATGATTTTTTGTGGTTTTATTGAATCCACGAATTTTTCAAATTTTGGATTTCTATGTTTTTATGAGAATTAATGCGTATTAAATATGTTTTTAGTTATACAATCATGAGATACATGCCATTCCACATTGTTTGACAACTTTTGATAGAAGGAGAATTCCAAAAAAAACGTCAAAATCAACTTTCCGTTTTGTATCATAAAAGTGATTTTTGGACGTTCCGAAAAAATTTTCCAGTGGCAAAAATTTTGGAGCAGTCGAAAAAACACCCAAAATCCAAAAGTTGTCTCACTCCACTCCCCACTGAAAATTCGAGAAGGTTCGATTTTTGAGAGTTTTTTGAAAAATAAAATGAGGTAAACCACTGTGAATATTTTTTTGCAACTTTTGAATTTTTTTTTTTTTTGCCATTCAAAAGCATTTTTGAAAATCGCATTTTCTCCCCCCTAATAATTGATTTCGTTTTTTTCAACAAAAAAATCAGTTTTACTAAATATATATTTTGAAATATAATAAATACTTATAAACCATACATTTAATAAAAAGACATATATAAAATTACAAATCATCCATAATTCACAATTAACCTTATTATGGTAATATATATCATAAAGACATATAAATAGTATAACACTCAAATGTCGTTAAAAATACAAAATATACGTCTTGACTTCGTTTTTTTTTAAATACAAAATGTGTAAAGGGAAAATATGAATAAAATATACCATTATTTAATGAAAATGCTATATTTTGAATTAATAATTTTATGAAGATATGGAAGTATTAAAAAAAGATCAAATATTCAGTTGGGTTTGAATCATATAATGTGTCGAAATTATATGGTTATAAACTTAATTAAGTAATATATATTTTTTTGGAATTGTCGTAATATTAAATGTTAATTTTAATTTAATGAAAATGTTTCTCACTTCTATAGATATTTTTTTTTTGAATTTTAAACGAATATAAAAATTTATAGTGACTAAATCTAATTTCAGAATTGGTTACCAATACTTAAAAAATAAATGTATATAAAAAATAAATGTCTTCAAATTTCATTTGTAATTTATGTAATAAAGAATTTACTAAATTTTCGAATTATAAACAACACAAAAATAGGAAATATCCATGTGTTAAAGAAAAAAATCCAATTCATAATTGTGAACATTGTCATAAAACACTGTCGTCAAAAGCAAGTTTACAACGACATTTAGACATATGTAAAATAAAGCCAATTTCACCGTTTCATTGTGAATTTTGCGATAAATATTATACCAGAAAAGATACACTGAAACGTCATTTTGAAATTTGTAAAAAAAAAATGAATTCCATTTCACAACCTCAGTCACAAACACCACAGACCATACAACAAGCCATACAACAACAAACAACCAATCAAACTATGAATAACAATATTCAAAATGGAAATACAAATAATATTCACAATGGCAGTGGCGATAACATCAATAATACAAATATTCACAATGGCGATAACAACATTCAAAATATTCAAATTATTGTGAATAAATTTGGTAATGAAAATACAGATTATATTACAGAAGAGCAATTTCGACGATGTTTTGAAGTACCTTTTTATGCCATTCCCAGGATGATTGAATTAATTCATTATCATCCATTACATCCAGAAAATCATAATGTTAGAATGACAATGACCAATAAAAAATATGGTTTAACAAATATATGGGATGGAAAATCATGGAATACTAAAGACAAAAAGATGACATTGGAAAATCTAATTGACAAGGGATATTATAAATTGGATGATGAGTTTGAGTATCAGAAAAAGGAATTAAAAACAATGACAACAAAACGATTTAAAAACTACCGAATGGTATTTGAGAATTTAGACAAAAAAAAAAATAATAAATTTAAAAAGGACCTTTATAAAAACCTTGAGATCACTATGTTGAATGGTACCAACAAGATGGGTCGTCTTCCCAAAAAAAAAAAAGAGTATAAAGCCACTGATTAAATAAATTATATAATGTCAAAAAGTCACATTGTATATTTTATTCAACCAAAAGAATTCAAAGGCACAAATGTTTATAAAATAGGTATGTCTGAAAGACAACATTTTAACCGAGTTTATAAGGGTTATAAAAGCGGAACGAGTTGGAACTGTTTTTATGAAGTTGAAAATTCTCGAAACATTGAACGAATAATAAGAGCTGAATTTAAAGAACAATTTACACTACATCAGGGTCGCGAATATTTCAGAGGAATTCCAATACAAATGTTTTATGCATTTAATAATATTGCTTTGCCATTTGCTGCAATAAAACTTCATAATGAAACTAAAACTCCAAATGTAGAAGAACAAGAAACACTTGTTAACATCATGACAGAGGAAATAGATATATTAGATGAAAGCAAAGTTGAAGAACAAAAATCAAATGATGATAAAATAAAACCATCATTGCAAATGGATGAGTCAAAGTGTCAAACGCCGTTTTATTGTAAATTTTGTGAAAAATATTTTTCAACAAAAGGTAATTTAGGACGTCATTTTGGAACATGTAAAAAATTATTAAACCAAAGTATACAAGAAAATATAAAAAACCCGATTAAGGAAATAGAAATACCTGATGTTAACAATGTCATAACAGAAGAAATAGAAATACCTGTTATTAACAATATCATAACAGAAGAGACTGAAATACCTGTTATTAACAATATTATAACAGAAAAAACAGAAATACCTGATGTTAACAATGTCACAATGTCATAACAAAACAAATGGAAATGGAAACGCCTAGTAACAATACCGTAACAGAAAAACATAAAATAGTAAATGGAAACAAGGTTAAATCTGAAAAATTGAATGATGATAAAATTGAACAAAAAAACATTGTGCCATTTCAAACATCATTTCAAAGAGATGGAAAAACTTTTTTTAAATGTAATTTATGTAATAAGGAATTTACTGAATTTTATCGTTATAAAAAACACAAAAATCGGAAATACCCATGTGTTAAAGAAAAAAATCCAATTTATCAATGTGAATATTGTAAAAAAACATTGTCAACAAAAGCCTGTTTACAACGACATTTGACAACATGTAAATTAAAATTTATAACGTCATTTAATTGTGAATTTTGTAAAAAATATTTTTCAACAAAAGGTAATTTAGGACGTCATTTTAAAATATGTAAAAAAAGTTTATTGAACCAAAAAAAGGTTGAAAAAATACCAGTTAACAATGTCGAAGAAACAGAAATACCTGTTGTCAACAATATTATAACAAAACGAATAAAAACACCTGGTAACAATACTACAACAAAAAAACATAAAATAGTAAGTGGAAACAAGGTTAAAAAACAACAAAAAACAATTGATAATGAAGTAAAACAAAATAAAGTACCCTTTCAAACATCATTTCAAAGAGATGGAAAAACTTTTTTTCAATGTAATTTATGTAATAAGGAATTTACTAAATTTAGTAACTATAAACAACACAAAAACAGAAAATACCCATGTGTCAAAGAAAAAAATCCAATTTATAATTGTGAATATTGTGAAAAAATATTATCAACTAAATCCAATTTACAGCGACATTTGAAAATATGTAAATTAAAACCGCAAACGCCTTTTAACTGTGAATCCTGTAAAAAATATTTTTCGACAAAAGGAAATTTAGAACGTCATTTGAAAATATGTAAAATAAAAAAATTATTGAACCCAAGTGTAATTGAAAAGATCATTGAAGTAGAAACAAAAAAAAAAGAAAACAATCATAATGTTATTCCACAAAACTTTGATTACAAAAAGTTTTGGTCATACCATAAAAAATATCAAGAAATGATGAACCCTTTATTAACCAATGAGCCCGTTTTAAATCATCATCCAATTATAGCAGGACTTTGTGAAGGACCAACGGGACATCATGAAAAACCCATCACTACATAATAATGGAGCCGACATTAAATAGGGTGAACTTGTGGCTACTAAAAAAGCTGATATTTAGGAATTTATGTCCATTTGAGTGTTGAGTGTCCATTTGAGGATGATGATGCAGATATTTGTCTCAATAAAAAAATTTGATTCTAAATTTTCGAAAGATAAAAACCAAAACAACTCAAACAAAAATGACCAGCTCCACCAAATTAATGAATATTTTTGTGTTTCTGACTCTTTTGACTGGCACTTCCAGTCAGTGTATGGAATGTGCTGCAGCAAGTGCTGAATGCGCAATTGTGTGTAGCTGTGATTATCCAGTATGTGAATGCTGTCCAGAATGCGCTGCGTGTATTGGTTCTCATGGAGAAGAATGGGATGATTGCTGTCATTGTTTTGGACTTTGTGATAATGATGACTTTGTTAGTTTGGAAGAAAAAGTAGAAAACTTGATAGAAAACATGACAGAAAACATGAAAGAAAACCAAGTAGAAAAGTTGTTGGAAAACATGGCAGAAGTAGAAAACTTGGTTAATAATGTATATTCCACAAATGGTACAGCTGATTTCAATGTAAATGCGACTCCATATGACTGCCCATGTGTCTCTACAAATGACCCTGAATGTTATACTGCGTATGTGGGCAACGAAGAGAGTTGTGAAGATTGCGCTATGGCAAAAGCCAATGAATGGAAAACTAGAGTGTACTGGTCTTATTGGGAGTATGAAGGTGAAATTCATTGTACATTGTGTACACATGCCAGTAATAATGAACGTGCCAGTGATATGAACAAGACTCCGGTAAAAAGTCTCAGGTACAACTAACACAACCAACATGAAAACTAAAAAATAATATAAATTAGTTGGAATTCAGTTGCAATTTAGAGTTTAAATTTTGAGTTTTTAATAAGGTGTAAAAACCATTTTTTTTTATTAATAATCTACAAACAATTAATAAAAAAAGATAAACATCTGACCCATTAAATCAGCATCCAATCCGAACAAGATCCATTACCACGTAACAATGGAGCTGACACTGGATAAGAAGAATTCGAATTCGGGTCAGTAGAATTATGATTTACATTTGCCATAGTTATATTATTTACGCCTGGTCCGTATTGGTAAAGTTGTCGGTAGTCAATACCTTCAGCATTTTTCTCATCGTAGGGAGTTGAATAACATTCAGCATTTTCACACACACCTGTTTTGCATCCACGACAAAATGGAATACAAGTGTTTGTCTTTAGATCATAATAAGTACCTTGTGGGCAATTGGCATTCATATGAAGCTTACAATTTGGACCCCATACATTGAAACGCTCACAGGAAGAACAGCTTTCACTGTTGTAAAAAACCAATAATAATAGAAATAGAACGAGCACACTAACTCCAATTAATATATAAGTTTGATTCATATCTTTTTGTATGTCTTTTTCTTAACTTATAATGATATTTTTTTATCAACACAATCTTGGTTTAACTTTAATCCATGTTCCATTTTTCAATTTAACTTTTTCCCATTTTGCTTTGTGATTACTGTCACCAGGAACGCGGTAAAACCTAGAATTCCATCCAATCATACTACCAAACACAGTTACATACTTTCGATCATCAAAATCATGTTTACCAACTGACAGGCTCCGATATTGCGAAGGTGGATAGTAGGTGACATTTGTTTTTTTATTTTGACCAGCAATAATTGTTTTTAATTTTTTCATATCTCGTTTTTTATTCATAATTTCAGCAATTCTTTTTGATTTTTTAATTTTTTCAAGCATTTTTTTCATATCTCGTTTTATTTTAGATTTAGATTTTGTTTTTCTTACTGATTTTCTCATTCTTTTTTTTTGTTATATTATTTTTAAGTATCAGAAAATTTTCTTATTTTTTTCTTATTTTTAATTTGATTTTCAAATAAACATTTTTATATCAAAAATAAGAAAAAAAAATCGTAAATGGGACAAACACATGGAGGACAAAAACTAGCTGAAATAGAAGAAGCGTATTATGGTCAATGGTTAGGTAATTGGTGTTATCAAAATAATAAAACGCAAGTAAAAAAACATGAGAAAAAAGAAGATCAAATCAAATGGAAAAAAAATATAATAATTGACGTGGTTTCACAAATTCCCAAACTATAAAAATAAATAAAAAATTTACAAAATCTTTTTTATTTATATTTTTTAATTTTTTCAAAAGTTTATCAAAAGTTTATCAAGAATTAATCAAATAATTCCGATGTGGAAGTAGCAACAGTAGCAACATGTTCTTTTTTTTTCCGAAATTGTCCATAAAAATCATGATTGTCAATTCGACTATTAATTTTATCGATAAATTCTACTTTGACATCAGATTCCCTAAATTTCAAAAATCCTGTTTTAGAATCAGGCAATAAAATATTTTTAGTGAAAATATAATTAATCTTGTTGATCTTTACATACCTCAAAATCGAAATGAGCGAACAAAACAACGATGATTTATACAAGACATCTTTATCCGCACTTGCTTTCTTTTCTAATTTAATAATAGAATTGATTTTGTCTGTCATGTGAGAATTATGTTCCACTGTTACGACATTTCCATGAATACCCACTAATTTGAAACTAAACACTTTTTCATTTGGTATTCTGAAATATGTCTTGTGTTTCAATTTGTCAAGATTCAAATCAGGCATTCCAATCTTAAATCCATAGTCAAAATATTTACACAATCGATGACTAAACAAGGTACTGTATTTTGCCTCATTGGCCATATTAATCATGTATTTATATGCCATGTAGGAATCTTTGATAAATCGTGTGTGTTCACCATCGTAGGAGACCATACATGGATACATATCGAATGATTTGAAAATATCTTCATGTTTGGCGAATTTCGACAAAATAAATTGGATTCGATAATTCATTCGAATTCCCGTTGCGTCATTGTCCTCAAAATAATTTGAGAAATCAGGCGATTCCAAATCTTTAATGGTGACGAAATCCTCTTCGTAAATCTTGCGTTGAGCATCTGTGATTTCCCCGGCTTCTTCTAATTTACGTAATTTCTCAAATTTCTTTTGAACTTGACTGGTCACATCATTGGTTTTCCATCCTTTCTTTCTGTAAATCTTTCCCTTTAATGGATCAATAATGGTATATTTATCAAATCGATGGAGACCTTTGAATTGGTATTGTTGGAAATTATCCAATATGTAGTCGTCATGAATAAAATCACATGGATCTGTGATACAAATAACTTCAAAAACATTAAACAATGGTTTGAACAACATGAGGAATTTACAATCTGGTTTGAATTCCTTTAGAGCTTCTAGTGTTTGTTTTA